GGTAGTTTGCTACTGGCGGCGAGAAACAGCGCATCGTCTGTTTTAATCTCCTCATCACCACCCAACCAACAGTTGTTGAGTACTACCTCATTAAACTTTAGCGGATCTTTAGTTGCCAAGGTCGAGGCATAACTAAGGGTTTGTCGGTCAGGCGTACGCAAGTATGCCTTTTTGTCTTCTACACTAATTACAAAGATGTCTTTGTACTGTTGTTTCCATTCTTGTATTTGTTCTTTATTTATCATTTTAAACTGCTTTTAAAAGGTTTTTAAAGTGCAAGCTGCACAGGCATTTTCTTATTGTTTAATTTGTTAGGCTTGTCTTTTTATATCAGTGAAGATAATAGGAAGCTCCATAATCATATTCTTATCGCCTTGCTTCATTCCTTTTTTCACTTCGGTAAATTCCACGTGCTTGAGAATATCGGTAACTATCTGTCCGCCGTCCAAAGGCACGTAGGAAGCCACAAGGTCAAAGCTAAGGCTAAGTATATCATTGTTAGGGGCATCGCGGGTCATTGCTTCTGCCTCACTTTGCCAAAGGCTTATTTTACCCTCATAACTGCGGTTGCCTGCTACTATTCCGTGAGGCTTGCACCCACGTCCATAAAGAAAGTCTTTCTCGCGTTTCTCGGTGTATTCCAACTCTGTAACTCCTATGATAATGCGCCCGCCAAAGACGATAGAGAGGTTACACCACGCATATTGTTTGCTGTCGAATGTTGCCATAATTTGCTAATTTTCTAATCTACTAATTGACTGTTGTAGTAAAACCGATGTTTACCTCTATAAAGTCAGCATAACCTACGGGTAACAGTTTGATACCTATCACCACTTTACCTGTTTGTAGTACACGTTGCTTTGGATCTATATCAATCTTTACAGCTGATAGCTCGCCTTGCGATACCATTTGGCTTTGCAGGGTACTCTCAAGTTTGGTTTGCCAACCCTTGATAATCGCGGGGTGAATACTTCCATCTTCGGATAGTAACACCTCGTCGCTGAGTTCCTCTACCAATACCCCATAACTTAGGAGCATTGCTTTGTCCATTACAAGCCCGTTGCATAGGCTTTTAAAGTCGTCGGTGGGCTTGGTAAGGGTATTATCGCCCGAAAAGTAGTATCCCGAACGCCCTACAAAAGTGCGAAAGAAGATATACCCTTTGTCGTCAAGCGCGTCCCATTGGTCGGCTTTGCTGTCGATAGTGGTGCCGTCAGTGAAGTATGCTACCAAGGGTAATACGCTGCCGTCTTTCACACGGTGAATTTTGCGCTGTACGGGTATTTTGGTTATTTTTCCTAAAAATAAACCAACTGATGCTTCTTTCTCCTTATCGTCATTCCCAATAAAACAAGCTACTTTGTTAAGTTCGTTTTCGGAGAAATTAGTAAGGTCGGCTACTTTGCCGTTCCAACTGTTGCCCGATACGACTATCCTAAAAGGCATATACTTCTTTTCAAAGTGCTCGGCAAGGGCTTGCCCTTTCACTACGGCTGTCTGCACATCGGCGTCTAAGCCTGCGGTGATAGTCTCGCTACCAGTTGCTTTTTTCACTACCCCAAGCACGCGGATAGCCCCTTTGGCTTCGGCAATAAGGTTAGGTGCAAAAGCACCATCTTTGTCAAGCATTGCCGTCATAGTAGTGGCATCCGATACGAGCATTACCCATAGGGGGGTACCCGTTGGGGCTTGGTCATAAAATGCTTTGATATGCTTGTAGGCAAAGGCGTTTTCAGTTTCTGAAATTCCCAAAGCTATGGCTTCTTTTAGTGAGAATACTTGGTACGACTTGCCCAACTCTACTTTGCTACTCACCGTAACTCCCGTTGCGATAAGTCCAGTAGTCTTTTGTATAGCCGTAGTTCTGCCTAAGCCGTCTTTGGCAATATTGAATAATACTTTAGGTAATGCCATTATTTTTTAGGTTTAAAAAAGTTGAATTTTGAAGTATCTGTTACAGTCTCACCTTCTGACTCGTCAGAGTTTTCAGATTTTTCAGTTTTGTCTGGTGTTTCTGTTACTACTTTATCTTCTACCTCATTAGTATAGCTCTCCACTGTGCTATCTTCTAAGGTTTGTGCGTGGTTTTGTGCATCTTTTTTTAGTAAGAAGAGGAAGCCATCGGAGGTAGCATAGAGCTCTTTTGTTGCTTTGTTTTCCTCAAAATATTGTTTTGCTTTTTCTGCTGTTGTCATTGTATTCTGTTTTAAAGTTAATATAGGAGTAGGGTGAGGTATGGATACCATTGAACTCGTCCGCTCACCCTACTATATATTCCTATAAGATAGCTCCTAAGAATTTAGGTGTTTTTGCACGGATAACTCCTACTAAGGCACGTTGTGCAAAGGAAATAGCATCGGATTGTAGACCTGCATCGCGTAGAGTGGCATACATCTTTACATCGCCGAAGCAACGGAACACTTCACTTGTTACCCACATAAATGAGGCGCGTTTGTCGCTACTTGCCTTGACAGCTCCAAAGGGTTTTTTCTCCTTAGTAGTACCGTCATAGAGTGGGTTTTGACTGTATTGGAATACGTTTATTCCATACATTTGTTTTTCGTTCATAATATCCTTGTACAAGCGCTTGTCCTCCTTACGAATACGGGCAAAGTGCTCAGGAGTAAAGCAGATGTTCACGCCCTCAACGATGTCTTTTTCCTCCATAAACTGCTTAAGGTCAATAATGGCGTCTATTATTGAGTCGCTACTGGTAAGGGCAAGTACCTTATTCCATTCGTTGTCCTTTTGTGGTGCCCACGCCCAGGCGGCACGCTTGCCTAAATTCTTAGCAAGAGAAGCGCGGTGGCGTTGTATCACACTGGAGCGTTTGTCATAAGAAAGCTCAATTTCCTGCAATTCACGGTGTAGGGTTTGTTCAGTAGAATAGGTTTTAAGTACCACTTCGTTAGCTATATCGTCAATAGTGGCTATCGGTAAAGCTGAACTGGAGGAGGCAAAATAGTCTTCGTGGACTTGTGGCTCTACGCCTGCTTCGGCAAGGTGTAATTTGTTGTTTTCTACGTACTGTGATAAGTCGACACTTTTATATAAAAATGAGTCGTTAGGGATAGGGTTTTCTTTAATGCCTGCTATCCATACTTCGGTTTGAAGCCCCTCCATTGCAATACCCTTAAAGAGTTCTGGGGCTATGTACTGGGCTACGGTGGAAGTTGCCACGATAGTTGTAGCCACCAAGGGTACTGAGGCACCCAAAACTGGGGCGATAAAAAGGGAGGCAAGGAATGCCAAAACCACATTAATACATAATGCTTTTAGTGATAATTTCATACTTGTTTAAATTGTTTTTAAAGGGTTATTAAATTACTTTTCGGTGTAGCGTACCCCATTGGCGTACTCTTTAGCTAAGCGGGCATACTCTTCGGGTTCTTTGTCTCGGATAGCTCGGAGCCTTTCGGGGTTTTTCTTTTGCAAGTAGTCATAGCTTTCATCGGCAGTACCTGTTGGTTTTGCACCTGCCCCTAACACTACCTCACGCACTGTGTTAGCCTTTCCTTGCCGTGTATTCTCAGCTTCTTTGTCGACTACAAGTTTAGAGAGTACTGCTTTTTGCCCGTCAAAATCGGCTTCAAACTGTTTTAGCTGACTTTCTTTGAGGGCTTGTGGGATAAGCCCTAACTGTACGGCTTTATCTACCAAGGTTGTAGCTTCGGCAGTGCGAGTTTCTCTAATTGTCTTTTTCAGAGCAACGACTTCGGCTTCTGCTTTTTCTTTGTCAGTTTTGAGGCTATGTAGGGCACTAAGTACCGCTTCCTCTTTTGTGTTTTCGCCCATACCCAAGGCAAGGGCTATCACTTTAATATCCATATTGTTTGATGTATTAGTTACTATTTTTTTGAGTTGAAAGGGCTTACCGTCTTTTGAGAGCTTGAGGGCGTTGTCGTTGCCCCCTATATCTACAATGGAAATCTCCACCAGCTTACAAGCGGTTACGGTCTCATAGACTTGTCCTTCTAAGATATGTTGTGGCTCGGTAGATACTTCTTTAATTTCGGCAAACATCGAAGCCATACGTATATATCCACGTTCCACCTTTCCAGCTATCTTTTTTGCGTACTCGTCTTTTTCGTCAAATTCTACTTCAGCTATAAGAGTAGTACCTTCCTTATAGAGCCTCGTACAACGCCCGATGACTTCACTACCCTTATAGGCATTAACACCTCTCTCGTGCATAAAGAGTACCACGGGGTTACGCATATATTGGGTGTAGTCAATACCATTTGTAAGGATGCGATAGCCATAGCTATTTACATCTTCGGTGTTTATAATAAAGTCGTGTTTCATTCGCTAATAAATGTTAGTTCGTCGCTTAATTCTGGTGCAAAATTCAGTAGGTTTTGGCAGGTATAAAAATCGGCAAACAAACCTTGTACTGAATTTGCCCAAACCTTGTACTGAATTTGCCCAAGCGTTGGGAGCTAATTTCGCTACCTACTTTATATATATGACCTTTGCACTGATAAAACAAAGTATATAATGGAATTTGATTTGAAAGAACTCACAGCGCGGGCTTTTTTGGATTATGTAGGTCCAGCATTTCCCTCGTGGTGGGCTAATAACAAAAAGAAATATGTACTACCGAGTCTCTCCAATATTAGTGAAGCACGTAGCAATGGTAGCCAATACTTTATGACCTTTAAGGTTGCCGACAAAGCAGGCGTGCAAACGCTTTTTCCAAACGAACCTTTGGTGAGCTTTTCACTCACTAAAACCATTGTAGAAACAGCAACGGTAGGCAAACACCGCAGAGGTAAAGTAAAAGAGTATATCGCTACTGAAGACTGGCAAATTACCATTAAGGGGCTTTGTATAGACACTAATAGCCCCGACTTGTACCCTACTGCACAAGTACAAAACCTTAACCGCTTGTTTGAAAAGAACGAAAGTCTGGAGGTTGTAGGCAATAAACTCTTTACCCTTTTTGATATTCGTAACATTGTTTTAAAAGATATTAGTTTCGAGTCTATGGAGGGCAAGGAGGGCATACAGAAGTACACCATCAAAGCCGTGTCAGATATGGATTTCTATGCTGAATTAGATGAAAAACGAACCCAACTTAACAACTTATACTAATGTTTATATTACAAGCAATTATCAAAATAGGGGACTATACTTTTAAGGCTGTGCATAGTGTGAAAATCACCAAATCGGTAGACGAATTAGCCGACACCTGTACTATTGAACTTCCTACCCATTTTAAAGTAGCTAAAGGAGGTGATAGCCTCTATACAGAAAAGGCTATCAAAGCAGGTGATAAGGTGAGCGTTACCCTTGCTTATGAGGGTGTGTATAGTGGAGTGGAGTTTGAAGGCTATGTAAAGAAGGTCAAGCCAAGCATTCCCGTAAGCATAGAGTGTGAAGACGCTATGTATTTGCTTAGACGAAAAAACATCAACAAATCGTGGCAAAAAACAACTCTTAAAGAAGTATTGCAGGAGGTAGTAAAAGACACTCCTATTGCCTTGGCTGATAATATACCACAAATGCAGTTAGACCAATGGCTTATTCGCAATGCCAATGGTACGCAGGTGTTGGATAAACTCAAAGAGGAATTTAGGCTAAGTATCTTTATTAATGATGAGGGCAAACTATATGCAGGGCTTTCGGAGCTTACTAATATAGGGCAAACAGCACGCTATGACCTCAATTACAACATTGTGGCGAACGACTTGGAATATCGTACCAAAGACGAACGTAAGCTAAAAATACGATATACCTACATAGATAAGAACAACAAAAAGAAAACTGTAGAGGAGGGTGATCCCGATGGTGAGCTAAGAACCTTTCACACCTCTGTGGTAAGTAATGAGGCTAAATTACGGGCTATGGCACGGGCAGAAATGGAAAAACTAAAGTATGATGGCTTTGACGGCTCTATAACGAGCTTCTTAGTCCCTTTTGCTACACGTGGTATGCAGGCACATATTATTGATAAAGAACTGAAAGAGATAGATGAGCGGTACTTCATTAAGAAGGTAGAAACTACCTTTGGGCGTAATGGAGCACGCCGACAAATAACCATAGGAGCACGATTATGAGCATAGATAGAGAATTAGCCGAGGGACTTCGGCAGATAGGCAAGCGAAAAACACCTACTATAGCCGTAGAGGTGCTATCGGTAGACAAAGGAAATGGCACGTGTGTGGTGAAAGACGATGAGCTACAATATACCGTGCGATTGGCTTCGGTGATTAATGATAACACCGAGCGTTTTTACCTCTTCCCAAAGGTAGGGAGTAGTGTGTTGATTGCTTCGATAGGGGAGGACGAAAACCGCTATTATGTGGTAGCTTATAGTGAGATTGAGAGCGTGAGCCTACAGATAGAAGACACTCAGCTTACCATAGACAAAGCGGGAGTACATCTGCAACGTGGGGAAGTAGATTTTAAAAGCCTTTTAAATGACCTTTTAAGTGAACTTAAAACAGCTATCATACAAACCCCCGCAGGGCCTGGCAACTTTGCTCCTAATAATGTAGCGAAGTTTGATGAGATTAATAACAAGATAAATGAATTACTACAATAGAATATGGCACGACTAACAGCCGTTGAGGCAGATTACAAAAAATCACAAGCTAAGGAGCTTTTTGCCAAAGGCTTTAGCATTGCCAATATATCAGAAATGATAGGTATTGGCATTAAAACGCTTGGCAAATGGCGAGAGGAGGGCAAGTGGGATGATGAGAAAGAACTGCAAACGCTCAAGCCGTCGAGTATTCGTAAACTCACCCTCAAGTGTGCGCAGGCTATTGAGAGAGGCGAACCCTTACCTTATAAGGCGGACGACATTACTAAGATTGTAGCCGCTTTTGACCGTATCACTGACCATAATAAGATTGCAGTATACACTATGGAGAGCCTCGACGGCTTCTCTAACTTTATCTTAGAGAAAGCAGGGCAAAGTAGCGGTAAAAAGCGTGAAACTTATATGAATACCATCAAAGAGATACGCCCTTACTTTGATATGTACATAACCGAATTATTACAGAAAGGAGATGACTAAAACAGAACTCAAAGAAGCCAAAGAGCGCTATTTTGCAAAGTCGAAAATGATACGAGAGCTTACCTATGAGGCTATACAGAAGGAAACAGCGGATGAGCAAGAAGCACGTATCAAGCGACTTTTAAAACCCGAAAACTATGGTGAGTTTTTCGATTACTATTTTGGCCTAGATAGTGGTTTGCCCTTGGGCGATGCCAAGACCCCTAAATTTCATATTGACGACTATATTCGTTTGTACAAGGACCCGTTTATACGCCAATTTAGAAAGAAGTTCAGAGGAGCGGGCAAGTCTATACAATCCAATGTAGGCAATATATGCCACCTCAAGCAAAATAACCTTACCTTCTTTCCTATCCTCATAGGGGCTAACGAGGGTTTGGCTAAAATACTACTATCCGACTTACAAGCACACCTTGAAAACAATCAGAAGTTTATCAAGGACTTTGGGTTGCAACTCTCTTATGGGGATTGGTCGGATGGCGACTTTCAAACTACAGACGGCAAGCATTTTAAGGCGTTGGGACTTAACCAACCTTTCAGGGGTTTGCGCTTTGGTATGTATCGCCCTGACTTGGCTATTTTAGACGATATAGAGGACTTGGATAGAGCCAAACGCCCCGATATGATAGAGAAGTACGGCAAGAAGATAACAGGCGACTTGGTGAAAGCCTTTCACCGAAAACGGGGCAGGCTCATCATCAATAACAACTATATTGTCAAAGACGGCATATTGGATTACCTATACGACAAGTGGAAAGATAGCCCACACCTGCACGACTCGGTTACCAATTTGGCTACTGCCAACATCACCCGCGAGAACTATATGGACGTGGAATGGGAACCCTCGTGGAAAGAGCGAGATACTAAAGAGGATATTATTCGTATCTTAATGAATGATGACTACTATACCTCACAGCGTGAGGACTTCAACAACCCTATTGAAGAGGGCAAACTCTTTAAGGCGAAAGATATTGCCTTGGTACGCATAGCAGACAACGAGGCGTGGGACGGCTTGATTGACCATTGGGACTTATCCTACACCGCTACAGGCGACTATAAAGCGGGGGTACTCATTGGTATCAAAGGTATTAAGCTGTACGTGTTAGAAGTCTTCTGTCAAAGGTGTGAACTTAATGCAGCTATGGAAGTACGTGCCCAGTGGGTGAAAAAATACATTAAAAAAGGCTATAACACTATGGGCTTCTTTGATGCTACTATGGCACAGAAAGCGGTCTATACGCCTATTATTATGCAGAGTGCCGAGGACAACGCTTGCCCTAATATCCCTATTGGTTTGCACCAGGAGGGCGACAAGCACAATCGCATTTCGGCGGGTATTACCAATGCGCTCTTTCGCAAAATATTGTACTGGGACGAGACGCTGCCCAAGCGTTCAGAACGTGACTACAACGCTTTTATTAAGCAGCTGCTTTCCTTTGAAAAAGGTACTACCTCACACGATGACGCCCCAGACACATTAGAGCGTGCCATTACCCTTGCCCAACAGTATTTTGGCTATTCCGAAACCCCCTTACAGAGCGGGCGACCTTTTATTGCCAAACACAAAAGACGAACAATATAACATTCACTTTTCACTTAGAAGATGACACCAAGAAAAGAACTATTTGTAAAAGTAAAACGGGTTCTTGCCACCATTGAAGGTATTGAGCTGATAGACCTGCAACGCGGTCAGTTCGATAACCCCGAAAATGGCTATCCCGAAATATGGACAGCTGCACTCATACAAGTAATGCCTATTACATACGAGACGATGACCCAACACGTACAAGAGGGCGAGTGTGAGTTTCATATTGACTTCTATTGCAAAGACGGCTGGACAGACCAACACTTAGGCACTGCTGATGCTGAAGAGGGACTTATGGAACTGGATATTTTGGACAAAATCACCGATACGATACAATTCCTGCAAGGCGAGCAGTTCAAACCCGTACAGCAGGTGCGAGAGGAGGAATTACGCCTAAGTGATGATGGCATTATGAGCTATCGCATTACCTTCACCACTCGCATTTATAGGCAAACCCCCTACCCTTACGAACCTAAGAAACTCAAATTAAATATGATTTAAAATGTATTTAACCA